AGGCGTGCCGACTGACAGTCCTCTGTCTGCAGAGAAGCGTGCGCTCCTCAAAGAGCAACTGATGGCGCACATCAACGAGCTTCAGGTCAAGGTCAGGCTGCTTGAAGAGCGTGAACGTATCAAAGGAGCCAAGTGATGTTTGAGTCGCTAATCGGTGGTTTGTTCGGCGGCTTGCTCCGCCTTGCGCCAGAGGTGTTCAAACTCTTTGACAAGAAGAATGAACGGGCGCATGAGCTTCGCATGGTTGAAGCCGAGATGGAGTTTGCCAAGATCCGTGGTGAGATCGCCATGCGGCAGGTCGAAGCGCAGATGACGATGGCCGAGATGGACACGATGGCCCAGGCGTTCAAGGAGCAGTCCGAGACCGCCAAGAATGCCGGGTGGTTTGTCTCTGCGATCTCAGCGCTGGTGCGTCCGATGGTCACTTACTCCTTCCTGGCCCTGTATGCCTCTGTGAAGATTGCTGCCTTCCTGATCGCCATGGACCAAAACGGCAACTGGAAAGAGGTCTTGGTCACGATGTGGGGCGCAGACGATCTCGCCGTCTTCAACATGATCATTTCCTTCTGGTTTGTCGGACGGGTGTATGAGCGGTCCAGCAAGTGAGGCGATAGACATCGCCGCTGCTCTGTGCCGCCCTTTTGAAGGGCTAAGGCTGAAGCCGTACATCTGCCCAGCGGGCTACCCCACGATTGGCTACGGAACGGTCTGGAAGCCTGACGGCACCAAGGTGACGATGGAGCACCCCGAGATCACCAAGGAGATTGCGGACGAATGGTTGCTGTCTGAGCTACAAACAAACTATCTGGCGGGGGTTTTGAAGGCTTCGCCGAGTTTGATTGCTTACCCCAAAGCCCTTGGTGCTATGGCCGACTTTGCTTACAATCTTGGCGTGGCCCGGTATCGCGGCAGCACCCTGCGGCGCAAGATTGACGAGCAGGACTGGGAAGGTGCCAAGGAGCAGTTGGCCCTGTGGGTACGCGGCGGCGGCAAAGTATTGCCCGGTCTGGTCAAGCGTAGAGCCGCCGAGTCGGCACTGCTGGGGTAACTATGAGCACTGCTGTCAAGTCTGACCCTAGCAAATGGAAGCGCATAGTTGCTTCTGTCAAGGCCTCCGATAAAGGCGGTTCTTCGGGGCAGTGGAGCGCTCGTAAGGCTCAACTAGCCACCCAGAAGTACAAGGCTTCCGGAGGTGGTTACAAAGGCCCCAAGAAAGCCGATAATTCCCTAAGTAAGTGGACTAAAGAGGAGTGGGGCACCAAGTCTGGTAAGCCCTCTACTCAAGGCTCAGAGGCTACGGGTGAAAGATATCTGCCCAAAGCCAAGATTGAAAAGCTGACTCCTGCTGAGTACGGAGCCACTTCTCGGGCGAAACGGGAAGGGATGAAACAGGGTAAGCAGTTCGTGTCTCAGCCTGAGTCAATCAAGAAAAAGGTGTGGTGATATGCCAGTCGCAGCAGTGATGACGTATGACAGCTTGGCCGCTGACATTGAGACATATCTAGAGCGCACAGACCAAGCTACGATTGACAAGATCCCGACCTTCATCATGCTCGCCGAGCAAGTCTTGGCCACAGACCTGAAGTTCTTGGGGAACATGACCGTGTCGCAATCCACAATGGTCGCAAATCAACCGGTCATCGATAAGCCGGCTCGTTGGAGGAAGACTGTCTCGATGAACGTGACGGTTGATGGCGAGCGCCGGCCGGTGTTCTTGAGGAAGTACGAGTACTTGCGGGAGTATTGGCCGGATCCCACACAAACGGATGTGCCGCTGTACTACTGCGACTACGACTACACGCACTGGTTGGTAGCTCCTACTCCTACGAGTGCGTACAACTTCGAGGTGCTGTACTACGAGCGTTTGCAGCCGTTGGACTCCTCGAACCAGACGAACTGGTTCACGATCTACGCTCCCCAGGCGTTGTTGTATGGCTCTCTCTTGCAGGCGATGCCATTCCTCAAGAACGATGATCGTGTTCCAATGTGGCAAGCGCAGTACGGTCAGGTTGTGAGCACATTGCAGACGGAAGATGTGCTGCGCCTGGGCGATCGGCAAGCCGTTGCGAAGGACTCCTAAATGAGTTTCAACTCACCCTTCACCGGAACAGTCATTCAGCCGACTGACGTTTCGTACCGCAGCATCACGCTGTCTGCTAACACTCAGCTTCAGTGGCCGATCAACGGCAACGCGACGGATGACTATGCAGCGCGGATCATGCAGGTCACCGCCACGACGAGTGGTTTGTCTCTGTGGATGCCGCCCGCCAATCAGACGTCTGTAGGCAACGACGCGCTAATCCGCAACATTGGCGCGAACTCGTTTACGGTGAAGACCTACGATGGGCTGTCGTCCATCATCACCATAGCGGCAGGGGAAACCCGGTACATCTACATCACCACCAATCCTGACGAGCAAGGGACTTGGGGGAACATCGCGTTTGGTGTGGGGAGTTCGACGGCTGATGCAAACACGTTGGAGGGGTATGGGCTGACGGTCCTGACCAACACGTTGAACACGGCGCATCCGGTTACAACGTTCTCCTCAAGCTACACCGCAGTTGCAGCGGATCGAGCCAGTACGCTGGTTTGGACTGGTGGAGCAGGAACGCTATCGTTGACTGCTTCCGGCACGCTGGGGGACAACTGGTTTGTTTTAGTACGCAACGGCGGTACTGGGACGCTTGCAATTGATCCTGCTGGATCTGAACTGATCAATGGGTCGTCCAGCCTTGACCTCCAGCCTAGTGATTCCGCGATCATCTGTTGCTCTGGTTCTGCTTTCTTCACTGTCGGTGTGGGAAGAAGCACGGTCTTCAATTTCAGCCAGAACACAAAGGCGGTTGTTACTGGCAGTTATACGCTGACTGCCGCAGAAGCCGCAAGCCCGATTCAAAAGTTCACTGGGACTTTGACTGCGAATGTAACGGTCACCATCCCGCAGACAGTGGCGGTGTACTACATCACCAATCAGACCAATGGTACGGGTGCTGGATTCACAATCACTTTCACTACAGGCGCAAGTGGATCTCAGACGGCAATAGTGCCTGCTGGTCAACAGGTAATCTTGCTGTGTGACTCACAGAACATATACAACGCTTCGACGATTGCTGCGGGCGCTACAAACGTGACGCTTGCCAACGGCAGTGTTTCTTCACCATCATTGAATTTCTCTGCTGAGAGTTCAACGGGCATTTATAGGCCTGGAGCAGGAGAGATGGGCATTACTGTTCTCGGCTCAAAAGTAGCTGGTTGGACGGCTTCAGGAGTGTCTGTAACAGGTACTGGGATCTTTTCTGGCGGTGTCAGCGGTGGAGTCTTCTGATGACTCAGAAGGTCTTTGCGCTTGATACTGAGCCTGGAGTTCAGAGAGACGGTACTGTCTTTGACAAGCAGTTTTACACCGATGGGCAGTGGGTCCGGTTCCAGCGCGGCAGGCCTCGCAAGGTAGCGGGTTATCGTCGCATATCGGATCAGTTGTCCGGTCCTTCTCGAGGCATCTGGGTGAGCGCTCAGAACTCGTTCAACTTCGTCTTTAGCGGCTACTCATCTGGCCTGCAAGAGCTCCAGATCGACAACAACGGTGTTGGTGCAGGGGTGCTTGATTTCACCCTCTCCAACTTCACTGCAAGCGCCAACAACCTCTGGCAGTTCGACGGCTTCAAAGACGTCAGCGGGAGCGGATCGGCATCGTTAGTGGCTCATCCAGGCCAGAACCTTGCTGCAATCGATTCAACGGCCAATACGCCAGTATTGATCGGCGACATCAATGGCACGACCATGTCGCAGATTGGAGTGTTTACAGCCTCTGTGACGCTCAATGCAACGACCACTGCGGTCTTGGGTGCAACCAACACTTTGGTGGGCGCTGGGCAGGTCATCTCGGGTACGAACATTCCTCCCGGCACGACGGTGGTCTCTGTCTCAGGCTTGAACATCACCATGTCTGCGGCCGCGACGGGTTCTAGCGTGGTAACGGCCACTTTCAACAACAGCGTCTCTGTCTCTGGTGGGGTGGTTGTTCTTCATCCGTATGTGTTCGTGTACGGCAATGATGGGCTGATCAGGAACTGTTCTGCAGCCAATGCTAATGACTGGGTGTCTGCTGACGCCAACGAAGTCAACGTGGCGTCTGGGAAGATCGTTAAGGGTCTCCCGGTGCGAGGTGGATCAAACTCTCCATCAGGGCTGTTTTGGAGCACAGATAGCCTGATACGCGTGTCCTATGCCCCCCAGACGCTGGGTGTATCTGGTACGCCTAACTTTGCTGCGCCTACGTTTTGGCGTTATGACATCGTCACCAGCCAATCGTCGATTCTGTCCTCGTCCTGTGTGATTGAGTACGACGGCATCTACTATTGGATCGGGGTAGACAGGTTCTTGCTGTACAACGGGGTGGTCAAAGAGATCCCTAACCCGATGAACCAGAACTACTTCTTTGACAACCTGAACTACAGCCAAAGGCAGAAGGTTTGGGCGACGAAGGTTCCGCGGTTTGGGGAGGTCTGGTGGTTCTATCCTCGAGGCGACTCGACGGAGTGCAACGATGCCATCATCTACAACGTGCGCGAGAACTGCTGGTACGACGCTGGCTCTGCTATTGGAGCGAGGCGATCGGCAGGGTACTTCTCCCAGGTGTTTGCCTACCCCATAGCGGCCGATTGGGAGGTCACTGAAGAGATCAGCGTCACATCCCTGACTGCCGACATCACCAATACATCTGACATGATCTACCTGACCACGCTCAATCCAGACGTGGCAGTAAATCTGGTCGCAGTGGCCACAGGGATTCCTTCTGGGGCCTATGTGCTGGCTATCCAGACGAGTGTGATACAGACGCTGGGAACGATCACTGGGGGCTCGGGGTATGTGAATGGCAGCTACACGGCTGTTCCGTTGACAGGAGGCTCTGGGTTCTCTGCAACGGCCGACATCACTGTGGCTGGCGGATCTGTGACCGTAGTGACGATGAAGAACCGCGGTGGTGGCTATCTAG